TGCATATTCTACTGGAGATACTGCTGGACAAGTTATATTTACAACCCCAATTGAAACTTTTACACAGGGCATTATTCAGATTAATTCTAATGATACCTCCTCAACCGACACTGAAAACATTACATTAAATGTATCTGTAGTTAACGACGGCAGTGATTTAACATGGATTGGACACAGTACATTATTTTTTGGTAATGTTTTAACTGGTTATGATTTGGATATTTTTGAATCAAATGTTCGCATATTAGTTAATCCATTGATAGACACTACAATCTTTCACTTTATATCTGCACAGATTACTTGGACAGGAGTTCCTGTTCCTGGATTGGACTTGCTTACTGACGGCTCAGTTGATCCTCTAATAGTAGACACAGAAAATAATTTCAATTTAGAAACTGAAAATCTAGTAATAATATGAGAGCAAAAGAATTTATAACAGAGCAAAGCAATCTACCTCAACGTATTGCCAATCCGTTGCCATCTACTTGGGTAATACCAGAGTTACAGAATCAAAATGCATATTTACAATATAGATTCTCTATAGCACTAGCTGGAGCAAAAGCGGCTCGCAATGGAGATATACCTAAACTAGATAAAGAATCTGTTTGGGGAGAAAATCAAATTGTTTCGGGATATATGAATCCAGGCATTGATAAAGATATTGATTATGCTTTAGGTGAAATGGGGCTTAGTGGCAAACAATTAGTTACATCTGATAAGAGCGAAGAAACAAGTGATACTGGTATAGTTAGCCCAGTCAAGCCCTTCAAAGGTTATCCAAAATGAGAGCAAATGAATTTGTAGCCGAGAGCAAAACAGGAAAAGTATCCGCCCAGCAACAACAACCAACTGTTGGATTGAATGTGTTTTCAAAGAAAATAGACAGTTATGATAGAATATATGATTTGAATCGGTTAATGATGGCTGTAGCATGTAGTGATGGAATAAACCCAGTAGAAATGCCTGCCGAAAGTTGGGTAGGTAAACACAACACCGCACATCCTTATACCGAAGAAGAACAAAATATGCTTAAATTAGCATATGAAGCTGCTGGGTTAGCATACATAGATTTAAATAGCGGTGATTTAGACAGTGAAGAATTAAAATCTACAAACACTCAAAGTATAGTAAAACCCTTTAAAGGGTACAAAAGAAAATAATCAGAGTAACAAATCCTAGAATAAGTAATTATAACAAATTACAGGATTCTTAATGATAATAGATATTAACAAAACACTAGATTTAATAAAATTAAAATTTTACAATGAATGGCTATATACCGCTCATATCTATGATGAGGGTGATAGTCCAATGCACAAGGGGTTAACTGAACAAGTTGTCAAACAATACATAGACCCATTAAATCTAAAGAAAGATAGCAAGATACTAGACTTGGGATGTGGTCCTGGTTACTTCTTAGATGAAATGAAGTCACGTGGTTACACTGATTTAACTGGTGTAACATTAAGTCCCGGAGATATTAAAATCTGTGAAGATAAGGGTCATACTATTAAAAAATATGATTTAAGTTTCATTCCGCAAAGTGAAGGTTACTACGATGAAAGTGTAGATTTTATATTCTTGCGTCATGCATTAGAGCATAGCCCATATCCTATCTTTAGTTTAATGGAATATAATCGTATTCTCAAGCAGTTTGGCAAGATTTATATTGAAGTTCCGCAACCCGATTGTGATAGAAAACACGAAGAAAATCTAAATCATTACAGTATTCTAGGACAAAATCAACTAGCAGCATTGATTGTTCGTACCGGATTTAACATTGATAGATTTGAAAACTTTGAATTTGATCTTGAAGTTACTAACGCAGAATTTCCTGAAAAGTCAACCAAACTAAGAGAAAAGTTTTACTGTATCGTTGCTACTAAACAGCGACCATTAGATATCAAGTAAAATAATAAATACTCACTACAAGTGAGTATTTATTTATGTTCGATCCATTCAAACAAGTTAAACTTCAAGGTGCATATTCTAAACTCAAGGATATAAAAGTCCCCGAGAAGGATATCTCATTGGATGACTTAAAAATATTAAGTGGGTCTGGTAAAGTTACTGGTGAATACTCTTATACACCATTACATGAATTAGCACAAAAGAAACAACAATATATGCGTGAGCATAACATCAAGCCTGGTGATCAAGCCTGGTTTAAATTAATGTTTGCAAAAACACATCTTACCGGTGAAGACCCATTTTCTAAAAACTAGTAGTTATTGCGATAAATAAGTTATGGCAACAACTAACTCAGCACCGTCTCTTGTAAAAAATCCCTATACTAAGACGAAATTCAAAAACAATAAAGAATTACAAGACTTTATAAAGTGCTGCGATCCAGACACTGGTTATCTATACTTCATGGATAACTTCTTTATGATACAACACCCTACAAAAGGTAGTATGGTATATCATCCTTATGGGTATCAAAAACGATTAATCAATACATATCATAATTATAGATTTAGTATCAGTTTGATGCCGCGGCAATCAGGTAAATCAACAAGTGCGGCGGGGTATTTACTCTGGTATGCTATGTTTGTGCCAGACAGTACGATTCTTATCGCAGCACACAAGTATACCGGTGCACAGGAAATTATGCAAAGGGTGAGATACGCATATGAAAACTGCCCAGATTACATAAAAGCGGGTGTTACAACTTACAACAAAGGCTCATTAGACTTTGAAAATGGTAGTCGTATCGTAAGTGCTACAACAACTGAAAATACAGGTCGTGGTATGAGTATTACATTACTATACCTTGATGAGTTTGCATTCGTTAGACCAAGTATCGCTAGAGAATTCTGGACTGCTATTACTCCAACATTGTCAACTGGTGGTAAAGCAATTATTACAAGTACTCCAAACAGTGATGAAGATCAGTTTGCTTTCATTTGGAAAGGTGCTAACAAAACTGAAGATGAATTTGGCAATACAACTGAGCTAGGTGTAAACGGATTTAGAGCGTATAGAGCATCATGGGATGAACAACCCGGTAGAGATCAAAAGTGGGCTAATGAAATGAAAGCACAACTGGGCGAAGATAGATTCCGACGAGAAATTGGTTGCGAATTTATTATTGCTGACGAGACACTTATTAATCCTAGTACATTGATTGACTTACAAGGGATAGAACCAATTACAAGAATGGGACAAGTTCGTTGGTATCAGAAACCAGTGAAGGGAAATATCTATACAGTAGCATTAGATCCAAGTATTGGAACAGGTAATGACCCGGCAGCAATACAAATATTTGAAGCAAATTCAGTTACACAAGTTGGTGAATGGAAACATAACAAAACTGATATCCCAACACAGATCAAACTTATTGCACAGATAAACAAATATATTGTAGAATGTACAGGGGAGCCAAATAATCTCTATTATTCAGTAGAAAATAATAGCATAGGGGAAGCGGCATTAGTATCATTAAACGAATATGGGGAAAATAACATTCCAGGAACATTTATCAGTGAACCCGGAAAAAAACGTAAGGGCTTTAATACTACACAAAAAAGTAAATTAACCGCTTGTGCTAAGTTTAAAACATTAATAGAAAGCAAGAAATTAACCATAAATAGTCGTAGTCTTGTCAGTGAATTGAAAGCATTTGTAGCACATGCAGGTAGTTATGCTGCTAAGATTGGAGATACAGACGATTTAGTTATGGCCAGCTTATTAAGTGTTAGAATGATTCAAGAACTGGGTTCATATCACTTTGAATTAGATAGTTATGTCAGAGACCACGAAGAATTTCTTGCCCCGTTGCCCTTCTTTGCCGTGCTTAGTTGAGATTAAGATAAATACTCTATTAGAAAACTACCAAATGCCAACAAATACAGAATCATTAAACCGAGAACTGTTTAGATTACTATCTAAATACAAACCAAAACCATTGGATGCTGAAGGTAAATCTACCCCTATTCCTGATGAAGCAGATATTTTCAAGTTTGAATTCACCAAAGACGGGGAAGATTACGGAACTGTTTATGTTACATTAGATGAAGATAGAGTATTAACTGTGTATTTTGGTGATGACGTAGCTGATAGTCCCGACGAAAAAACACCCAAATTAGATTACGATGACACATGGACTGGACTACTACATCAATTAAGTGCTTGGAGAATGACCAAAGGACTTAAGGGATTTGATACACAAAACAAAGACCGTGTTGGAGATGACATGGCAAGAAGGAACCATATGAGAAATAAAGATAAAATAGCAGAAGGTTACTACGCTACCGGCAAGAAATCAAGCTACAGTGATGCTGTACCTAGCGTAAAGATTGTGATTGAACATAGCCGTGTTATTGAAGAAGGTGAACAACGCTATCGCAACATAAATAGAATTTTCCTAGAGAATCAAGCAGGTGAACGCTATTTACTTGATACCAAGAAGCCTGGCATTGCCCGTGTCTATGCTAGACATATTGCTGAAGGTGGTAAAGTCAATGATGATCGTTGGAGTCACATTGGTAGTCTTTGTGAAGAATATCAAAAGATGGCTGGATTTGTTCGTGCTACACGTAATGGTCAATTCAACGAATCAGCACAGTCATTAGTTAATGAAGGTATTGCACACTACGCAAGTCTACGTGAATCATTAAGCCGTATGACTGGCAAGCGTGGTTATAATGCATACTTTGAAAGTTGGACACCATCATTGATGGAAGATGGAACTGAAGAAAACAATCTAAATGAATTGTTTGTACAAGAGACATTAGACCCGAGAATTGAAAGTGTAATGCCAATATTGAATAGAATACATAAGAAGGTATCTGAATCAGTTGTTGACAAAGAGATGAATAAGTTAGCAGAGTGGGCTGATAGTTTAGTTGAAGAAGGCGGCGAAAGTCTAACAAGTAACAATCCAATTGGTATTCCTGAAAGTGAAACTCCTACCCATAAAGGTGGTGCAGTTAGTAGTAAAAATGGGGTGACTCAACATAAATCAGGTCCCGGTGTATACGGTGGATATGATGCTAATAGACATCCTGATAGTCCTGAAGAAAAACATGTTGGTAGTCGCGGAGCAAAAACAGGACATCGTACAGATAAAGTTGTAAAACATAAAGAAGTTGACGAAAGCGCATTGCAAGCATATTTAGGTGACAAGAAGTATGGTGAAAAAGGTATGGATGCATTACGCAAAGCAGGTCGTGAACATGCTAGCAAAACAAAAATGCAAAACATTCGTGCTAAATTTAGTAACAAAGAAGAAAATGTGACGGAATATGGGCCGTCAGCAACAGCAGCCTTGCAACAAGGCCAGCACCCAATACAAGTTGCGGCAGCCGATAGAAAAGATCAAGAAAATACCCTCAACGTCAACAGGGCTGCAATGAAAGCACAACAAGATGTGGCAAAAGGTTTGGATCCAACACAAACTGCTGCAGGACAAACTGCTGCAGGAAATGATGTGGCGGAAGGCACCGGTTCATCTATTGAAAGAATTTTAGCAGCACACCCCGAAGCAGTTGAAAACTTCAAACAAGGTGGAGATTTGGATTATGATTTAGAATCCGATCTATGGGAGTACTATTTTAATAACGGTGAAATTCGCAATTACGATGCTGATGCAAGTGAATTCATTTCACAAAGACTTGCAGATGAATTAGGATTGAGTGAAGGATTAGATGCTAACCAAAAGCGTGTAGATCAATTAGGCCCAACCGAGAAAGTTAAAAACAACAACATCGGTAAACTAGTTGGAGCTAATGAAAATTTCATCAATACAGTAGACCAAGCAGTTGTATCTGAAGAAGATGAAATGGCTGAAAGTATTCTTAGTGCAATTAAAAAAGTAGGTAAAAAAGTACTTGATACAGTAGCACCCGGTGATGAAGAATTACTAAAACAACTTGATAAAGATGTGCATGGTGGCAAGGTTCCAAACAGATATAACTCTGATGCAGAATCTGCTAAAAAATATCCAGCTGATAGTCGGAAAGTAAAAGTGGATGAATCCAGTGATGAATTGGCACGTATCCTAACGATTATGAATCACAGAAGATAAGGGTAAATTGCTTATCAAAAACCTCACTTAAAATGTGAGGTTTGCCATAACAGGCATAAATACTATTGACAGTTTGAGAAAGTAGTGCTATACTTACTCATCGTGTTAGTTACTTCATAGTGAAGTAGCGAATAAAAAACGAGACCATCTCAATTTATAAGGAAATATTATTATGGCATCATTAGCAGAAATGCGTGCCCGCATTGCGGCACAAGAAAACAAATCAAGCACTAAGGGTTCTAACACCCAATCAGACAACTCAGTCTACCCCCACTGGAACATGGACGAAGGCACTACTGCTTCACTTCGGTTCGCACCTGACGGAGATCCTAAAAATGAGTTCTTCTGGAAAGAAAAACAAATCATCAAACTTCCATTTAATGGAGTTAAAGGTTATCCTGATATGAAGAAGGTTGACGTACAAGTTCCATGTATGGAAATGTATGATGAGAGTTGCCCAATCTTAGCTGAAGTTCGTCCTTGGTATAAGGATGAGACATTGAAAGAAATGGCTAACAAGTATTGGAAGAAACGGTCTTATTTGTTTCAAGGGTTTGTTCGTCAAAACCCAATCGGTGCAGATACTACTCCAGCAAATCCTATCCGTAGATTCATTATCAGTCCACAAATTATTCCAATCATTAAGAGTGGTTTGATGGATCCAGAAATCTTGGAACTACCAACTGACTATCTCAAAGGTCTTGATTTTACAATTAAGAAAACTAGCAAAGGTGGTTATGCTGATTACTCAACCAGTACTTGGTCTCGCCGTGAATCAGCCTTGACTGAGGCAGAAGCAGCAGCAATTGAAGCACATGGATTATTTAATCTTGCTGACTTCTTGCCGAAGAAGCCGTCAGAAGCTGAATTGCGTATCATCAAAGAAATGTTTGAAGCAAGTGTTGACGGTCAGCCATACGATTCAGCACGTTGGGGTCAGTACTATCGCCCATGGGGAGTTGACGCCCCTGCAGGTTCAACTACACAACCAGCTACTACAGCAGCAAGAGTTGCACCAGTTGCAGCTTCTAGTCTACCCGCTTGGGAAGAAGATGTAAGTGCAGCAGAGGCATCTTTTGTAAGTTCTCCCGTAGTTGTTCCAAAAGCAAATGTATCAAGTGATAAAGCACAAGACATTTTGGCGATGATTCGTTCTAGGCAAAAGTCTTAATCTAGTATAGGGGCTCAGGCCCTTATCTTAGGAGAATAATATGACCATGCCAGACGAAAGATATCGTGCCTTAAAGCAAGGTAAAAAATTACTAGAGGAGTTGTGTGATCCTGGACGTACACCGCGTGTACCTAGCCTAGTTAGAGATAGGGCAAGAGGAGTATTACGACATTACCCAAGTGATTATGATTTGGAAAGGATGGCAGATCAATGCCCCGATCTACTTGATAAAGTATCGTTTAATGATAGAATATATCTTAACGGTACACTTAACCGATAACAACAGAAAGAGAGAATATCAATGGCTAAGCCCTTCGATGTATCAAAATTTAGGAAAGAAATTACTAAGTCTATTGAAGGACTTAGTATAGGATATAACGACCCAACTGATTGGGTTAGTACAGGAAATTATGGACTTAACTATCTCATTAGTGGTGATTTTAATAAAGGCGTACCTCTTGGAAAAGTTACTGTCTTTGCCGGAGAATCTGGATCAGGAAAAAGTTTCATCTGCTCCGGAAACCTCGTTAGACACGCACAACAACAGGGAATTTACGTTGTCTTAATTGATAGCGAAAACGCATTAGATGAAAAATGGCTACACGCATTAGGTGTGGATACAAATGAATCTAAATTGCTTAAACTTAACATGGCTATGATTGATGATGTGGGTAAAACTATATCAGAATTTATGAAGTCCTATAAAGCACTACCAGAAACAGACAAACCAAAAGTATTGTTTATTATTGACAGTCTTGGTATGCTATTGACTCCAACTGACGTTAATCAGTTTGAAGCAGGTGACATGAAAGGTGACATGGGTCGTAAGCCTAAAGCACTAACAGCACTTGTTCGCAACTGCGTTAATATGTTGGGTAGTCACAACGTTGGGCTAGTTGCTACTAATCACACATACGCAAGTCAAGATATGTTTGATCCAGATGATAAAATTTCAGGGGGTCAAGGATTTGTGTACGCAAGTTCAATTGTAGTCGCTATGAAGAAACTCAAACTCAAAGAGGATGAGGATGGTAACAAGATTACTGATGTAATGGGTATCCGTGCTGCTTGTAAGATCATGAAAACTCGCTATGCAAAACCTTTTGAGAGTATTCAAGTGAAGATTCCTTATGAATCAGGTATGAGTCCATATAGTGGGTTGACTGATATGTTTGAGAAGTCTAACGCACTGAAGAAAGAAGGCAACAGTTTAGTCTATGTGACCGAAGATGGTGAAATTCTTAAATCATTTCGCAAGGGATGGGAAGCAAACAAAGACGGTATACTAGATAAAGTTATGCTAGAATATACTGGAAAAACTAAAAAAGTGATAAGTAATGTAACCCCTCAAGAGGAAGTTACAGAATGAGTTTAGATATTATATCAGAAGTTTGGGATGCATTGCGTGAACACATTGATTTGAGTGAACGTAATGATGCGGCAGATACACTTGTCAATTTTTTAATTGATAATAATTTTGAGATAGAAGATATCAAAGATGCCTTCAAGGACAAAGATATCACTAAAGCATTAAAAGGTTACGCCAAAGAACATTTCCAAGAAAATGACTACGAAGAAGATGAAGATTTAGATGATTTAGACGAATGGGACTAAATGAATTGGTACACACGCATAACAGTAACTTTAGGTGAGATACCTGATTTTATTCAATACTTTGAATCTGAGTTAGAAAATGCAAAAAAAGAAGTAAAGGTATACGGCAATGTTGAAAAGAACATTGCTGCTATTCCCGGTGTTACAGAACACAGATTCAATCAGTTACAAGAAGTAGAAGCGGTATTAAATTTCTTGAATATTCAATTAAAGAAGATTCGCCGAAAACATTTTCAAAAATATTTAGAAGCGTATAATAGAGCATTGACAAGTCGTGATGCTGAAAAGTATGCTGAAGGTGAAGATGAAGTAATTGATATGGAAGTATTGATTAATGAAGTAGCTTATCTTAGAAATCAATTTCTTGGAATCATGAAGGCATTAGAGTCAAAGAATTTTATGTTAGGTCACATTGTTCGCTTAAGGGCGGCTGGTATGGAGGATATTACAATTGGTTAATTCAAACAACGCAAAACAACTCGCAGCGCAACAAAGCGCATTAAAATCGCTACACGTTACAGGGGCTAACATGAGTCACAATACAATCACAACATTGGGCTTACGTAACCCAGGACTTAATTTAAGTACTATTACAGGATTGAGTATTGCAGGTAATCTAAGTGGTTCTGTAACAGGTAATCTAAGTGGTTCTGTAACGTGGGATAGTAATAGTAGTACTAATGGTAATGTAAAAAAATACGAAGTGTTTGAAACCTCAGAGGATATTTTAGCATTAAGTGTTACTTGGCATAGATTGCGTCTACTGGGTAATCGTATCATTAATACTATACGACCAACCACACTTACTGATAACATTTTGTTCACTGAAATTAATCAGGAAGATAGAAACCGTGCTGATATTATCCGCGACTACTACAGCAAGAAACTTATAGTTATGACTTTGCGTGGACAAAGGATAAGTAAATTTAGAAAAGATTTGAATACTTTTATTCACGGTGATTGTAAAATAGTCAAAGAAGAAATGATGCCATTAATATTTCGTCTACCTGAATTCTATGATTATGATATTCAGTTGCAGGAAATGTTCAGTGATTTGAATAAACAGTTTGAAGATACCGAAGATCAAGCATATGGAGCAGCATATGGAGGTAAAAAAATCTTAAAGCCTATGAAAAAGTTTGTAGTTAAACTTAGAACAAACAAATTTTCAGAGTACTGGTTAAAGGATGATGATAACAAAGCCTACAAAATTGAAATACCAATTGAAAACAAACTGAATCATCTTTGGGAACACTTTTTTGAGCAAGAATCTATTCCCCTACAGGGACATTTTAGATATATGGAACGAGACGGAATCAACTATTTTCATCTAAAAAACTGGGAAATTGACTTTACCAAAACTTGACATTAAATCATTTTGGGTATATAATAGATACTTAGACAGTTAATTAAAGGTTCAAATGAAGTTTACACTGATCACTGCAAATGGTAAAGTGATGACATTCTTTATTAAATCTGTCGCCGAGACTTATCAACAAGCATACGGCGGATCAATAGTCACTGATGAAATTCTTGCTGAAACTGTAACCGCTTAATTTGACATTAAATGGTTTTGGGTATATAATAGAGTCTTAGATTGATTAACGGAGCAAATATGTCTGAATTCACTACTTGGGAAGAAATGAGCACTTTAGAGCAAATGGCTTCCCAGTACTGGGATATGTACAAGGACGCTCACGGCATCCGCCCTCGCGGCATTGATACGTCCAGCTGGACTGAGGCAGACTTTAACAAGGAATTTGAGGAACTGAACCTCATTTCGGAACTCAACTGTCGCCAGCGTCGGGAAGATGAGCAGGTTGCGGCTAGGAAATTTGAATCTCGGGTAAAAGAATTGATGGAGATCGGTGCCAAGGACCGTGAGATGGCTATGCGTTGGATCCACGAGGCAGAAGGCTCTAACGGTGATGACGAGTTTCTGTGCTATTTGGTTGGTCTATCCTATGGATATTTTCGTAAACAGGCTTAAGGAGCAATAAAATGTATAGAGAAAGAAAAGTGAATATAGAAGAAGATGAAATAGTGTATTACCGTAGTAAGCACGGTCATCGGGTTATAGGTAAGGTACACAAAGTAAATCGGGTAAACTCTAAGGTACAGGCCCTTGCAATTGGTGACCAAGTAGTTTTTCGTCCAAACCCAGTGGATGTTTATAAGGGATATTTGCGCCGGGCTACTCCTGAAATGATTGAATTGGTATTTGATATACACTTAAATCTTAATATGCGGTGAGGTTGACATTAAATGGTTTTGGGTATATAATAGAATCTTAGACAGTCAACAAACAGGAGCTGATTATGGGTTATAAAGTTGTTGCAGACAAGTATCAGATGGATGAAATGCGTACCAAATATGGTCCGCGTAAAGGTCTAGAAGGCCCCTTCAATTTCACCGGTCGGGTGTTGTATTATGACAACATAGAGGGCGCCTACTACGATCCTACTACGGATTTCTATGTTGAGCAGTCTGAAATGGACATGATCCATCAGCGTATTGTCAATATCCTCAAGGCTTGACATTAAATGGTTTTGGGTATATAATAGAGTCTTAATCAGTTAATTAAAGGAAGCCAAAATGAAATACACATATGTTAATGATCCCCGTGTAGCCCGTGTGTTAGAGTTGGCAGAGAAACTACGCAACAGCCTAGAGTATCCTAACACAGAGACCAGCAGGGACGAGCGCCACTACACAGAGCATTTTGAAGCAGAAATCCTTAAAGTTATTAATAACCCGGGTGGTTGACAGTTTATCCAAAAGGTGTTATAATAGACTCTTAAACAGTCAACGAATGGAATAGATTATGAAAGCAAAAATCCTGATTACTTCCCTTGAAAACATGAGGTTGTTCCAAGGTAAGTTGCCCACAAAGCGTTGGGGTTTTTGCGAAATCGTTCGGAATGTGACTATTGAGCCTGACCCGTATCAAGTTTATTCGGCCGGCTGCTATGGCTACATCATGGTCAATGGTAAAAAAGTCCATGTTGTTAATCGCCATGGTGATGCGGTTTTGTTTGAACTCAGCTGCTCAACGGTTG